ATTAAAGATGAATTAGTTACAATTCCAACATCTCCAGGAACGTATCCAATATTTTTTGTGGTTGTATTATCAACTATACCACTATAAACAGAAAAATAAAATTCTGGGGCATTTTTCAATGTACAAAGTGTTTCTAAGTCATATACAAGTTCATCTACAGTACTATCTAAATTACTACCAAAAATTTCAGATAATGATTGAATACTATCATCACAAATAAAATAATTAGTTTGTTTTGAAATATATTTAATGAATAAATTTCTATACTTCAAAAATCCAGATCTAGGAAATCCTTCAGTATTATTTACATAAAGATAACCTTTATCTAAATTAGGTTCACTTATAATTTTGGCAAAATTTGTGGGTAATAATTTTGTTGGGTCTGAAATTTCATACTCAAGAGATAATGTATTATTAGCATATAAATTTTCATATGAAAATATTGTAAATTCTTTACCAGACTGTATGAATTTTTCAAGGATTAAATCTGAAGTAGGATAACTATCTAAATTTTCTAATCTAACAACTGTTTTATCTTCATAAGTTGCATCAGAAGGAGTAAAAATAGAATCTCTATAATTACGAATTTCTGAAGTTTTTTGGAATAGAAATTTAAAGTAAAATTCAATACCTTTAGGAGTTCCCTTGGTCAGATAAAAATCTTTTATTCTTTTTAGAATAGTATCGACGTTTAAACCTTTTTCTAAATTTTGTTCTAAAATACCTTTGGGAAATTCTGATAAATATTGCTCTCTAAGTTTTTCTAGGAAATAGAGCAAATAAACATATGATTGATTTTCTACATTTACACCAGCACTATGTGAATCTGGTGTAGTTTTTATATTTGAGGTAAATCCTCCTTCGATTGTTAACGTATTATACGTATATCCTCTAATACAATTAGTAAATTTTGTTACTTTATTACCATTTACAATATCAGAACTTAATGATTTGTAAAAAATTATCTCATCATCAATTTTAAGTAATCCATCAGTTAATGGGTATTTGACATGACCATTAACAATAATTTGTACATCATCAGAAGTAATTGACTCCGATAACTGAGATGAATAATCAACCCCAGTATAAGTTTCAATATCGATTAAATCTTGAATACCATTCAAAAGGTCTAAAGCATTACCATTGGTTTCTAAAAACCTATAATAATCTTTTAGGAAATTTACGAAATTTGGATATTCTTGGGAAAAATAACTGGGTATTTGACCAGAGATTGAATTGGATACTCTTAAATCGTTAAACATATCTAACTTGATACTGGAATTTGTCCTACACCTGTTGACCTAGAAGATGAAGATAGTTCATCCACAATGACATTTACATTTATATTAGAAGAATCAAACAATAAGTATAAATCTCTCAAACCTAAAATATCATTTGATGCTGGAGTCACTGTTAATGAAACATAGTCAATATCTCCAACAACACTATTGATGTTGATGTTATTAATATTTATTTCACCTTTTTCGTAGTTAATACTTCCAATTGAAGTGCTAAAGTATTTTTTCACACTACCGTCATTTCTGTATACTGCTATATTACCAGCATCATCATATTTTTCAAAATAAAATATATGAGTACTTGGTTGTCCAGTTATTTTAAACCCATTGGAAACTAAATTTGTATTTGGAGAAATTCTGTTACCATAACAAATTTCATAAGATGCAAAAATATTACTAAAAATTTCTAGTCTTTTACTAATTTTTATTCTTGTGATATTTGATGTAATGCCAGAATCAACTTCATCAATAAATGATACAAGTTTACTGTATTTAAATTTTCCGTTAAACCTATTAAGTTGGTTTGTATTACCAAATTGTAAAATTGACCCTAAAATTGCATTCCGAAGTTGTTCGGGCAATTTTCTAGTTAATTTGGTATTATAATACACATAACTATCAATATCAATGTATAAGTATGAAGGATCTACAATTTCAGGAACAACGGTTAAAATTGTAAATTGCTTCAAATCTTTTATGAGATTTAATTTAGCAGTAGTTGTCAGTTTATTTGCACCAAAAGGTTTTGCTGCAACAAAAACTTTTCCATATTGAGGAGGTGATGCTTCCTCTCCTCCATAAACAGTTAATGACTGAAGTCCTGGAAGTTTATTTTTTACCAAATATTCATAGTCATTAACTGTTACCGCTCTATTCTGTGCAGAGTAACTCCTTGGGGCAAGATATTTAATTGAAGTAACTGTTTCGGGATCAGAACCACCAACAGATGGATTAATTGTCGTGATTACAGGAACTGTAGTAGAATAGGCATTACCTACTTGATCAATTAATCTACCAGTAAATGTAAAATCTGTACAATCATTACCTAAGGTTTTGTCAGTAACAAAATAAGTAATCGTAACTACATCATTAGTTTTTAATTTTCTTCCAAATGTATCGTCACCAAAAATTAATTCATACTGTTCATTTTTATTTTCCTGAATAAAATAAGATTTTTGCTTATTTGTTAATGTTGTAATATCAGTTACGAGTTTATAATTTTCAGATATTCCCGTTGTAGATTCAAGTACAGTAACATTAATTAATTTTACGTCTGCATTGCTATTAGAAATAATATATTTTTGTACTGTTGAATCATTTACGGTATATGAAATTGAAAATGGAGTTGCCTGATAAATTTCTAAATTATCAAAATTTATTACAGACGTTCCATTTGCTAATATTTTTAGTTCTTTTGTGACATCATTGAGAGGAGTAAACACAAAAGAACCCTCATCATTCTTCCCAATAAACGCACTTCCTTGCTTGAGCGTTAATTGGGTGACTGATGAGGGTGTAGGTACTGAAATTTGAATATCAACGGTTGCTTTTGGTGCTGTCGCACCGCTTGGAACATAACCAACACTTTTTGCAAGAGAAACTACATTTTCTCTAATAGAAGCAGAATCTAAAAATACTTCATTGGCAACTAAATTAGCATTTAATGCACTATAGTAAGTATTGTATGCCAATACATCAATAAATTGAGATAATACTGATCCTTCAAAATTATAATCAGTAAAAGTCTCCGAAGAACTCATAAACTGACGTAAACTTTCTTTTACGTCTTCAAAATCTAAATTGCTAACTTGATTGAATGCCATTATACTTTTTCCAGAATGAGGCTAATTGCTTGTTGATCTAAAGAAGAACCAATAATTGTATATTTTATGTTAAATTCAATCGAATTGTTATTTATGTCTTCAAATACTTCAACATTATCAAAATTTACTCTAGGTTCATATGATTTAATTGCATCTTCAATTTCTACTGCTAATTGATCTACTAAGATACTATCATAATTTTCAAATAATAAATCATTTAAAGATGTTCCAAACAAAGGGTTAAAAAATTTTTCACCTAATTGAACCATAACAATATTTTTTACCGCTTGTTTGATAGCATCTTCATTTTTTAAGACCCCAATATCTCCTGTAATTGGATGTTTAGTGAAATTTGGGTTAACATCAACAAATTTTTTAGATATTGATGGCATTTTCAGTCTCTCTATACTTTATATATCTACTTTTTCTTGTCTTTTTTCTTGTCTATTGATTTTTTCAAATAATAATCTGATTTTGGGTCCGTAATTAGGACCATTCCAGATTGTTTAAAAAAATCACTTTGGTCAGGAATTGGGCTATTTGCCATGATTGAAAAAATTCTCCAAGTTATTTAGTTCCAATGATTGTTGGGTTGTTCCCACCAAAAGTGTAGGTCTTCTTTATCGTCATCATAATATAAAGATACCATGTCACTTTTAAATTTACTACCAACATTCTCACAAAGTGATAATGTGTAATAATTTTTCTCTACAAATTTCTCCATTGACTCTGTAATCCAAGTATAATTACTTCCTCGAATTACTCCTGCTTCGCATAATACGAAGTTTTCCCAGTCAAGAATCCAATCTGCATAGTTAATTTCAAAATTAACTCTGTAATTTTCTTTAGATTCGTCTGGAAATGGAACATTGACTGCCTCAACATGAAAAATCTCACCATCCATAGTGAGTGAATGGGAGAGATGTTGGGTAGCAATACCAGAATAGTCAGGAGATACACATAAGAAGCAAGTTTTGGATGGATGAATATTCCAATTTGCTCTTTTAATTTTATAGGTCATCTCTTGAATAAGTGCCATTTCCTTATCTGATGAGATGAAACGAAGAGGTTTATACATTTACTGTGATATAAGTAGGGGGATGAAAGTTGCAGTACTCATTAAAAGTGATTTTCATCTCTTTATGAGTGAGATTGCAGTGTGCTGCTGCTTTTGGAAGGTTCCATTTAGCAGTAAACAGCATTTCCATTGATTTACGTGTCTCTGCCCTCAACGTCCTTGACCACGATAACGCTTTTTCTTGCCATTTCGTGATGTCGCAGATAATTTTGTGTTCTGGGATGACCCCTGGCGAGTGTTTTTGGGTTTTCCTTGAACGAATTGAACTCCAGAAAGTCCAATCTTTGAACGCATTGCCATAATTTTAGGTTTTTTGTGTGAACAACAATAGTATAAGTGAAATTTGTTGGGATGTCAAGTCAGAATGTGCCTGCAAAGACATTAAATGACCCCTGAGCGATACGATCACCACATCCAATAAGATCTCCGATGCGTCCAGGCGGACGAAAATTGAAATATACGTTGACTGGACCCTGTGCAATCGGTCTTACCAGGTGTGGCGGTGGACAATTTGAACATGGACATGCATGAGCAGCAAATAAATCACCAACACGCCCTGCAGGCAGAAAATTTACACGCACATTAGGTGATCCTTGACCTAATGCAGTTGGTGGATAACAAATGTGCCCTGTAGATAGAGCACCAAAATATGTACAACCTTTCATGATGGTATAATTTTAGGATTATTGAGAACACGACCTGTCTGACTATTTACACTAGCGACAAACCTTGTTGATGCAATATCTTTATCATCATAAACAATTTGTTTAATCGGATACGTGCCAGC